TATGGTTAAATACACACGCAAACACAACAGCACTACGAATGCTTTATAATTTACAGCATCCATTTGCAGGATTTCCTCAACCACCAATGGCAAACGATGTTGAAGGTGGAGGTAAATTTGTAAACCGAGCCGATGACTTTATAGTTGTTCACCGATTAGTAGGGCATTCAACAATCTGGAATCAAACAATGATCCACGTTAGAAAAATTAAAGAAGTTGAAACAGGTGGTATTCCAACACCGTATGATGACCCGATAATATTAACAGCGATGTACAACAATGTAGGATTTGCTTTGAACGGTAAAAGCATACTTCAAACGATAAAGGAATCACAACTTAATTTCTTATGACAAACATACTTGAAGTTCTTTCAAAAAAACACAAACAGTGGCTTGACTATGTTAAATCGTTTGGATGTTCCAACGATATAGCCGAAGACTACGTGCAGGATATGTATCTAAAAATATACAGTTATAGCCAACGAAAGGACAACAATATAATGTTTGACGAAAATCAAGTTAATTTTTATTTTGTTTATGTTGTTTTAAAAAATATGTACACCGATGACTTACGAAAGAATAAAAAGCATTTAACAACCGATTTAAGCATCGATATACCAGAAGAGATAAAAGAATACAGCGAAGTAGATTTCTATCTTAAAAACGATGCAAAAGATGTTTGGTTAAATAGATTGAATTCAGAACTTGAAAGCATAGAAGACTACACTAGACAAAAAGCAAACCTAACGTACATTAAATTCATATTTCAAAAGGTATTTGTTGAGCAAATACAAATCAGCGAATTGAGCCGAGAAGTTGGCATCACCTATTGGAGTTTAAGAAACACAGTATTAATAATTAAAGAACAGATAAAAAATGAAGTACAATCTAAATGAGCAATTTTTGCCGAAAGACAGAGCCATAATTTTATTAAACAAATATCCTATTGACTACATTCAAAATGTAGTGAATGGTTTAATTTACAAAAGCAGAAAAGCCAATGATGCACAAATCTGCAACTATTGGAATGAAGTAGCAACCGAAATAAAAAAAAGAATATATGGAAAATAGAGACTGGTTAGTTTTAATTTGTGAAATAGCAATAGCATTAATTACTGCAATTTTATTGATAGTTGCAATAGATGAAATTTTACAATGAAAACACGAAAGCAAGAGTTTAATGAATATTGGACAGAGTTAGGCTGGGGCGACCGTTTAGAATTTGTGTTTAAATGGTCAGGTATTAAATGGATCGTAAAAAAGATAAACCCAAACTGCAACTGCGATGAGCGAAAAAAAAAGATGAACGAGTTTAAATTTAAAAGAAAATGAAAAATATAATTTTAGCGTGGTTAAATGCAAATGCTACGAATGAAGCAAAAGCAAAAGAAATTGAATATCATTGTGATAAATATGCGAGTGAATTTGCAAGTTGGTGTTTTGATAGAGATTTGTTTAGATTTCAAGAATTATTAAAACAATTTAAAGAGGAAAGAAATGAATACAAATGATAGAGCCTGGTGGGCAAAGTTCAGAGAAGTAAAAAGACACTACATTGAAAATGATGAGTACAGAATGATCAGCGAAATATACGCACGTACTTTTAATTTAAAACTAGACTATCCTTGCAAGTGCAACCCAACACGTATTCAAGAAATGATTAATAGTTTAAACGTAGTTTATGACAACTGAACAAACCCGCAAATGGGAGCAGGGCATAATTCATTTGTTAAATTTAGACGGTTGGCAATTAGAATGGACAGGCGGAGATTACGAGCACTACGACGCAAAGGGCAAAACACCAAAAGGATATAACTGCATTTTAGAGATTAAAATAAGAAATGAATACTATCCAACCAAACTATTAGAAAGGTTTAAATACGAGCACCTAATGAGCCAAAAAAACTGCTTAAAGTTTTATTATGTATTCGACACGAAAGGCAATTATCTTTATTTTCTCGACCAACTAAAACTACCAGAACAAAACAACGTACAAGCAGGAGCCACAACCTACTCACAAGGCAACAAAAACAAAGTAAACAAATCAGTTTATATGCTAACTGAAAGCCAAGCTGTAATAATAAATAAAAATACTTTATAAAAAATTTGTTTATAAGTATTTAATTTATATCTTTGTAGAATATTAATCACTAAAACAAAAACAAATGAAAGAATTTTTAGTTACCTATTGGGCTGAAAGAAACGATGAAGCCACAGACATTGAAACAATCATTCAAGCCTATACACTTGCTGAAGCACTTGAAAGGTTTAGAAGCAAAACTTTATACTACAAGTACATTGAATCAATTAAAATGATAATCAAATGAGTTATGATGACTGGACACAGATATACGAGCAAATGAAAGCCGTATTCGCAAGAGACAAAGAACTAACCCACATTGATATATCAATCAATATACAGCCCGTAAAGAGCGAAAAGAAAACAGCTAAAATTTCAATTAAAACATTCAAATAATTATGATACAAGACAAACGATGGGTATTACTAGAAGAAGGCTACCCACATACAATATTACTAGACGAGCAAGAAGCCAACGCAATGAAACAGAAATGGCAAATGGTACATCCAAAATTGAAGTATTCAGTTTTTTATGATGAGTATTACGAATTTGTAGAGTTTTATTCAGAAGAAGAGAAAGAACAAATTAACCGATTAATACCGTGATAGTTTTAGTAGATGCAGACAGCCTAATTTGGTCAAGCTGCTACAGGCAAAAAGAGCACCCAGAGGATGAACAATATCACACTATTGAAAATGCAAGGTTAAAGTTTGATGAGGTGTTTATGTCGATAGTAAACACGATAGAAGAAATACACGAAGTAGATAGAGTATTAACATTTGCTGGAGCACGTGGTAACTTTAGAAAAGAAATATCAAAAAGCTATAAAGCCAACAGAATAGGCAGAGAAATACCACCTATTTTAAACGAACTGCAAGAGCACGTAAAAGAAACATACAATTCAATAGCAGGATGCGGAGTTGAAACAGATGATGTAGTAGCTACTTATTGGAAGAACCTAACCGATACATTCGGAAGAGACGAAGTAATAATAGTAAGCATCGACAAAGACTACAAACAGTTACCTTGTATTATTTACAATTACCATTTGAATCACCAGTGTTACTATGATATTACGAAAGAGCAATCATTATACAACTTTTACGAACAAATGATAATAGGCGATACTTCGGACAATGTAAATTTTTGCAAAGGTTATGGAGTTAAATGGGTACAGAAAGCATTTAAAAGCTGTTTAAGCGAACAAAGTTATATAAGGGTAGTATTTCTACTATTTAAAAAGATATACAAACACAAGGCACGTGAGAAGTTTATCGAATGCAAATTATTATTAAAACTAAAAACAGAGTAACGTAAAAGCATATACGCAGTGTGGGATTATGAAAACTAAATTTTAAATTATGCAGAAAAGTTTATTTGAAAACGAAAACTTTGTTGAAGCACTAAACCCCACATTGCGTATATGCAGTGTTAGTGGCAGTTTTTCTTCCATTACTTATAAACAAGCGGTTTATTTTTTATTACCTCGCCATTATTCAGGTAGAAAACCGAGTATTACTTTTTCTTTTGGTTACTTTGAAAATAACGAATTGAAAGCAGTATGTACCTTTGGAAAACCTGCAAGTAATAGTTTATGTATTGGTGTTTGTGGTAAAGAATACAGTGAAAAGGTATTTGAATTAAACCGCCTTTGTGTTGATGGAGAAATAGAAATACAGTTATCAAAGTTTGTAGCTTGGTGTTTAAATGAATTGAAAGCAAAAGATTTAATATTAGTATCTTATGCTGATAGCCAAATGAACCATAACGGGTATATTTACCAAGCTACAAATTGGATTTATACTGGAATGACAAAAGCGAGAACTGATAAATATGTAGAAGGTGGTAAACATTCAAGGCATTACGATAATGAAAAACAAAACGGATTAAGGAAATACCGAAGTGCTAAACACCGATACATTTATTTTGCAACAAGTAAAACCAAAAGAAAAGAGTATATGAA